ATCACTTATGATTCTACAATGGGTGGTAAAATTTCTATACCTGGTGTTTTAATTGAAAAGTATGAATAATAAAAAAAATACCCCTCGTGATAAACACAAGGGGTACTGAGTATATATGCTATATACTACTATTACTCAAATACATTATAGCACATGTACTCACCTATTTAAACTAAAAGGAAGTGAGGATATGCAACAAACAGTAGGAAGCTCAGTACGTAAACTAAACGGAAAATGGCAATCAATAATCAGAATTAAAGTACAAGGGAAATGGAAGCAAGTAGATACAAAATACGGATTTAAAACTAAAGCAGAAGCTAACAATTGGATAAGCAAGAATATTGGTAAATATACTAAGACATATCAAATAAACGGATATGAGGATATAACATTAAGAGAATTAAAAGAAATCTATTTAGATTATAAAAAAGATAAAGTTAGAAATAGTTCGCACAATTTAATGAAATGTCAACTAAAACAAGCCACATCTTATGAAGATAGAAAAATTAAAACATTTACTAAAATGGATATGGAAAATTTATCAAGAGAACTAAAGGTTAAAACAAAAATAGCAAGGTACAAACAACTTTTTGAATTTGCTATTAAAACATTAGAATTAAATATGAAAAATCCAGCACGTGATGTATCATCTAATTTTAAAAAAGACAAAGATACAGTTATTGTATCTGTATCAGAATTTGAAAATGAAATAAAACCATTATTCAAAAAAGATGAACATTTATTAATCTTAGATATAGCCTTTTATACTGGATTACGTTCTTCTGAAATTGCTGGACTAACTTATGATGATATATTCCCAACATATCTAGTGGTTAATAAACAATTTAATAAAAGAACAAATAGTTTTGCTCCACCTAAAAGTGTCAACAGTACAAGAAAAGTGCCTATAAGCAACAAACTCTATAAAGAAATAATAGAATACAGAAACAAACAAAAGATTATATCAACTGATAAGAGATTGTTTCCTAAAAGATTTGCTATGCAACCAACCTATACTAAACTAATTAAAGTGACAAAAGATACCAAGTTTGAGGGAATAAATTTGCACTCGTTAAGACATAGCTATACAACTAACTTAATAACCAATGGAATTGATTTTAAAACTGCTTCCTCAATTATTGGTGATACAGTGGAAACTGTGATGAAGACTTATTCACATTATACTGAACAAGGATATAAACAAGTTGAACAATTAATTAATAGCATTTAATTTTTTTGTGTAATTTGTGTGTAATTTCAAAAATATAAGTCATCAAATGTGTTGATTTCAAGGGATATTATCAAAATTTTAATATTATATCACATTTGCCTATTAAAGGTATTAAAACTCAATAAGCACAAATAAACATTGAAAAATACACGATTACTCATTTTGTAAAATAGTTCTAAACCGTTAAGAACTAATACAATTTGTGTAATCGTGTGTAACTTGTGTGTAATCTGTGTGCAATCTTAATTGTTGTTTTTTTCTTCATATTTATTAATTATTGGCTTGAAATATTTTTCTTCTCCAAGTTTTCTTGCTTCAACCGCTTCCTCTATAGTATCAAATTGTCCTAAATAAATTTGTTTTCTTTTGATATTAATATATGCTCTATATTTCCCATTTCTAGTTTTACTAACACCTTTATGACCAGTCGTGTTATTTTTGCTTTTCTTTTGCTTTAATGACCTAACAAACGTACCGTCTATACGTTCTTTTTGAATTTGTTTATATGAGTCTTCACGTATGTTTTCTATTGCTTCTTTAGATTTTTCTACACGATAACAGCCACAACTTTTAGTGACTCCATATTTTAAACAACTACCATCTACCAAAACTGTATTGCCACATTCACATTTACATAACCAAATAAAACCATTTTTCTTTTTAGCTTTATGGTCTAGTTTTATAACAGTTAATCTGCCAAATTTTCTGCCAGTTAAATCCTCATAGTTTTTAACATCATTCAAATCATATCCAAACATTTTATTCAGAACATTAATATCTTTAAATTTCCTATACATTGTTGTATATCCGTATTTAGCATATTTATGATAATCAGTATAGCTAACTGGTCTTTGTAGTTTTTTTATTATTTTTTCAAAATCTTCTATTATTTCTTTTTCACTTATTTTTTTACTGAACATTTAATTTATCCTCAAAAATTTTATTGAATTCTTGCATATCTTCTTTAGTTGCATAATCTTTTATATAAAGTTTCGCTGTTCTTCTATAACTATCAACAGTTGCTTTTTTTCGATTTTTCTTTTCCCAATTTCTGGAAGCTTTAATTTGAGAATTTGTTGATTTGTTTTTCATAAGCTCACCTCTTTTGCTTTGATAAATATATTATAACGCATACGTTATATATTGTCAATAAACGACTTAAAAATATATGTAAATTTTATCAATTTCGATTTATGGCACTTAATGAACATTTTATCAGCTTTTTAGCTTTTAGCTATGTAATTATACCAACCATATAAAAATAATCTCATATAAAGCCTTTTGTGAGGTTGTTTTTGTTTATATTCCCGTTGACTTTTAGATTTTTATGTATTACAATAATTTTACAGTAAATGTTTGTATTGCGTGCAAATTTAAGTATACTTTACTGTATAGTCACTCTTATTGAGTGACTATTTTTTTGTGTACACATAAAAAAAAGAGGGTAGACAAAAAGCCTACCCTGTGTAGTAAAAAATAAGTTACAAAATAATTTGAATCATACTATAAATTGTTTTTCTTTTCAACATTCCTACAAGCGTATCCGACATCTTTATCATATCGAATAGCTAATCTTCTTAGTACAGTTACGCACGATTAACTCACGATTACTCTCGATTAGTCGCACGATTATTTTTATAAAAAAATTGAGATAGCACTAGTAACCATCTCAACTCGACTTGCTCTCAAGTCACTCTTTTAGTTAAACCATATAAAGTTTGTATGCTTATATTATAACATATTTATCACTAAAAGTGATTACTCAACTTTACTCAATTTTACTCAACTTTACTCAACTCGAACTTATTCTTCATTTGTTACATCAGAATATTTTTTAACACTTGTATATAAACCTACTGCCGATAAACCATAAGTTATTCCGATTAGCACGCCGTCTACATTTACACCATTGACTGCTACGCCCAAAATACCACCAATAAAGATGGAGATTAGTGGAATATATTTGCTATTCACAACCTCTGCTCTTTTGATTACTTCTAACAAGCCTATAATCAACGGCACCATCAATATATTTGTTGTATCGTTCATAATTATTTCCTCACTAAATATTTGCTTCTATCTTTATTGAAATCTTCTGCCTTATCAGTTGCCTTAACGTGATAAGTTGCATATCCTGTCAATCCGTAATTCTTGCCCTCAATCTTGCCTAAATGGTCTCCGCCAACTGCGATAATCGTATCTCCGCTTTTAACCATTCTGCCAAAATCATAGTTGAATGGTGCTGGTGCAAGTAGAGCCTTATGTTCTTGTGCTATAATATACGCTTTTTGGTATTCATCATCTAAATATGTTACAACAGTGTTTTTTACACTATCTTTTTGCTCTTTTGTCAATTCCAAATTTGCCACTCCTTTCACTTCTGTTTGAGGTCTGCTTATCTTTTTAAGTCCGTAGAATTGTGCTATCGTGTCTGCTGTTGCTTGTGCAATCTCTTTACGTTTTTCTACATACAACTTGCAATCTTCTCTATTAGTATGGAATACGTGTTCTATCAACATTCCCAACTTCGCTTTATTTGAGTACAAAACACCATAGTAATTTGAGCCACCAGGGCTTGTAGGCTGCACATAAAAACGTTCTGGATTTCTAGTTCTCCAACGTACACCTCTGTTCTTAGTGCCGATTGCACGTGAGATATTGTTGCATAAATTCTTCATCAGTTGAGGACTGTTTGCATTGATATCTCCGTATATCTCAATACCACGAACACTTGAATTTCCAGCGTTTGAGTGCAAGGATATAAATAAATCATATCCTTGTGCTTTGTTTCCTCTAGCCGATAAAGACGGATTATCAGTAATACTGTTTCTAGTTGTTCCAACATAAAATCCGTACTTCTCTAATTCTCTTTTAAGTACAAGGCTGTATTTATAGTTGTTGTCGCCCTCATTTCCGATTACTGAGCCACGGTTAAAATCACGACCTGCACCGTGTCCTGCGTCTAACATTATTTTAATCGTCATATCTTGTTCCACCTCCAAGAATTATTTGCTTCATTTCACCTAATATTTTCAAGACGTCTTCTTGATTTTTTAATAGCTCGTCATGGTCTCTTTGCAAATCCATGGCATTAACATTATGTTGTTCTAATTTTTCTTTTAAGTCTAGCAATTGTCTTTTGAAATCAACAGTTTCATCATAATGTCTATTAGTTATTTCTGTATTTTTGTCTATTGATTTGTTGAAATTTACCCAAACCTTTAGTATAAGTGGTGTGTATTTAAAAACAAATACACACACTCCTACTGCAAAGGCAAGGGTAAATCCAGTGTCTATTAGTTTTAAAAATTGCTCCATCTGTCCTCCTTGTGTTATATATTTATTGTCAAGTTTGGTTTATCAGTAGTGCTGTAGATTGAAGTTACAAAATTTACATAGCTTTTATTTCTGAATATAATTTCGCATTCTTTATCAATCAAGAATACATCTTTATCTTTGATATCATATACTCCTCCACCTACTACACTTAGCTTATATTCACTTCTAGGTGAATTTGTAGAAAATCTATATCTCTGATTTGGCTTAATTACACTACTACTGTTCACAACTGTTTTGTAAAAGAAATTAGGTTCACTCTCAAAAATTAATTCATCTTCTTTTTGCCATATAACATCAATTCCCTTGCATACTTTCATCGCCTGTTTATCGCCAAACTTTATATTCTTTAAATTAGTGCTTATTTTTATCATAAGCAATCATAGGGTATTACATAACTTGTACTACCCCCCGATTAAATGTGTATTTTTCAACGTTTTTACTCCTTTATTCAATGTAAAGTGTAACAGGACTTGAACTTTTCTTTGCTTTAATATCCCACACTCCGTCTTTAGAAATTGTTATAGCTCCAGCACTTTTTATCATAAATATTTCGTTCGCATAAAGAACGTATTTTTTATCGCCTTTCATGACTGTAAAACTTTGATTTACTGTGGCGGTTTCTGCTTTTAATGGAATGTTTAACGGTACTTCATATTCTCCACCATCATTAATAGTTGTTGCACCAAAACCGTATATATCTATTTCTTTAAACGTATTTGACTCCCATACAACTTCATCACCTTTTGTTACCTTAATAAAATTTTGAGGTATAATGTTTTTACTTCCTAATTTAATCATAGTCTACTCCGTTATAAAATAAATCGTATTACTGTCTTTGCTGTAAATAGAATTATATTCACTTTCTGTACCAGTCCAAAAACTCAAGCTACCATATCCATTTTTGTTAGATATCTTATCAGTCGATAAGTTGTTCATCTTAGCTTGTAAACTTGATAAATCACTAGCACTAGCTTTATTGTTGAGTGTGTATTGCAAGTTGTTTATGTCACTTATAGAGTGACCGTGGCTTGTACTTGATTTACCATTCAATGCCGTTTGTAGATTGTTAATATCGCTTATATCGTGAATGTGACTTGTACTTGCTTTACTGTTTAATGTTGTTTGTAGGTTGCTAACATCACTAATAGAGTGAGTATGCCCTACATCTGATTTTTTGTTTAAATCAGTTTTTGTTACAACGTCTGTTTTATTTGCTTTTTCATCTAGTGTTCGTTGTAAAAGGGTTATACTTTCTATACTGTGTGTATGTGATAATGGTGCTTTATCAAACAACCTATTATTCATATCATTATAACCTTGCATTAATAAATTAAAATTTTCATCAAAACTTTTCTTCGATAAAGCTGTACTCTCTCCGTTTACATCAATCTTGACAATTCCTGCTTTTTCGCTTGTTGCTGGTTCAACTTTAAAATTATCAACTTTTTCTGTTAGTTCTGTAGATAGCTTATCAATATCCTCTTTACTAGCTTTTGTACTTAATACCGTTTCTAAATCGGTTATATCAGCTGTTGTGTGCGTATGCTCTTTATCAGCCTTTTTATCAACATTAGCTTGTACATTATTTAAATCATCTTGACTAGTTTTCTCAGCAAGTTTGCTTTCAAGATTAGTGATATCAGTTATTGCATGAGTGTGTGATTTATTAGCTTTTGAGGATAAATCAGTAGTTAATGTGTCAACGTCTTTTTGATTTGCTTTAGTTGATATTTGACTTGTTAGAGTGTCGATATCTTCTTTAGTCGCTTTTAATTCCAAATCACTTGTTAACGTACTAATATCTTCTTTTGTTGCTTTGCTACCTAATTCAGTAGTTAGTTTGTTAACTTGTTCTTGACTTGCTTTAGTGTCTAATTTATCAGTTAATTCAGCAGTTAACGTATTAACTTCTTCTTTAGTCGCTTTGGTATCTAGTTCGCCAGCTAATTTTTCAGCTTTAGTTGTCAAGCTTTGAGTAGTATCTTTTAAACCTTTAATGTCTGTATCATTAGTTGATAACTTCTCATTTATACCATTAATTTTAGTATCTTGACCTTGTATAGCCTTATCTTGTTCTAAAAGTTTAGCGTTGATATCACTAATACCTGTCGTGTTCTTTTTAATATTAGTGTCGTATTCTTTTAGTTTTGTATCGACTTTGCTATCTTGTTCTGATAGCTTTTCAGTAACTTTTGTATTTTGTTGTTCCAACTTGCTATCAATATCAGTATTTTGTTTGCTTATCTTTTCATCAATCCTTGTAGATAAGCCTGTCACTTGATTTGATAAGCCATCAGCTTTAGTTTCTAGTAACTTTATACTTTCATCATGTGCTGATAACTTAGTACCTTGTTCTTCTATTTTTGCATTAATAGCTTGTTCCTTTTCATTTAACTTGCTATCAGTGTTTGAAGATATATCAGTAATAGCCTTATTGTACAAGTTATATGATACTGCTGTATCGTCTTCTTCTGACAAGCCTTTTAACTTAACAATACCAGCTGTTGTTTCAGTCGCTTTTTCAAGAACTGGTATATCTGGCATTTCTTCTGGAAGTCCACTTAAAGCCTTAATTTTAGCGTCCCAAGACTTGAATGTTACATCACGTTCGGTATCTTTTGCCGACCTTTGTTGTTCAGCTTTAACACGTTCTTGTTCATTAGCTTTTCTTTGTTCTTCGTTAGTTTGTCGTGTTTCTTCTGATTGAACTCTGGCTTGTTCATTTGAACTTCTAGTCTTTTCATCTTCAACACGTTTTAATTCTGATTGAGTTCTTGTATCTTCTTCAAGTTTTCTTTTAGTTTCGTTATCGTCCCTAACAGTTTCAGAAATCTTGCGTATCTTTTCGTTTTCTTCTCTAGTGTTTTCGTGTTGAACTCTACTAGCTTCTTCACTTTTCCAAGTTTCTAACAGTTCTTTTCGTTCAGTTTCTAGTGTGGATAAACTTTCTAGCTTATCATTTCTAGCTGTTTCTGCTTCTTGTCTAGCTTGTTCATTAGCAACTCTAGTCTTTTCATTATCAACTCTAGTTTGTTCATTAGTAACACGTTCCTGTTCAGCTTGAACTCTAGTAGTTTCTTTGCTTTCTCTATATTCTTCATTAGAAATTCTTTTTTCTTCATTAGTTTTTCTAATTTCTTCTTGTGAGTTTCTATTGTTTTCAGTTTCAACTCTTATAGTTTCGTGTTCTTGACGTTCTTTTTCTTTGTCTTGTCGTTCCTGTTCTTGACTAACTCTTGAATTTTCACTTTCAGTACATTTTTGTTCTTCAAGTTTTCTAACTTCTTCATCTGAAATACGTTGTTTTTCATTCTCAATTCTAGTTTGTTCATTCAAAGAACGGGTAGTTTCTTCAACTACCCTTTGTTCTTCTGATTGTTTTCTTTGTTCCTCTGCTTGTTGACGTTCTTCTTCACTTTTTTTGAAGTCTACTAAGCTGTCTATCCCATCAAAACTTTTTAGACTTTCAAGTGCTTTTTCAAGTTCCTTGATACTTTCTTGTATCTGAACAATGTCTATTACATTGTCTTGTCCTAGTTCAAATTGACAAGTCATTGATGGATATATAGGTATAGAACTTTGTCTTGATTGAATGAGTGACACATCACCTTTATATAATGCAAGCTGTATCTTTAATGTTCCAGTTTTAGCTAACATATCGGAAGTTAGATACACCTTATATCTATCGCCTATCTTTTCTGCAACACTATATAACAATTTATCTTTTCCAGAACGTTTGGCATATAGTCTTAGTTCGTATTCATCTGATAGAGGTATTGTATTACCTTTATTATCTTTAACTCTAACTAACAGTCCTCTAGTTCTTGTATCACCTTGTACTACAAATAGGTTTTTGATTTCACTATTAAGAAAATCAATACTGACATTTTTTAAGCCAATATTTTCTAAAGTATTTTCCATACTATCTCACCTCTGATATATCAACTGCTCCATTTGGTAATATTTTTCCTTTAATAGGTGCTTGTTCGTGGTCGATTAAATCTTCTCTATAATAATATTTCAACCACAAATCTACTGCATATTGTAGTATCATATATTCTCTAACACTAAATATAGCCTTGTAGAAATTCTTATCTTTTTGATATTTGATAATTAGTAAACTTAAATATTGAGCCATTATTCTACCTCCTTGTTTTCTTCAACTTTTGACAACACTTCTTTTTCCAACTCTGGCAAATCTACACCGTTTGGCAAATCTGGAGTTGCTGGAGTTTCTGAATTATCTGTTTTTGGTAATTCAAGACTAGGTGGTAAATCAAGTTCTGCATTTCCTGTGTCTACTTCTTTTGCTTTTGATACACTCATATACTCAACAGTCTTTTTCAAGATTTCTAACTCATCTTCTTTTGTGATGAATGTTTCAACCAAATTGTTTAAGTCTTTAATCATGGCTGTGTCTTCGTGTCTTAGCGTTGTTTCAACTCTACTTCCGTCGTCTTTTTCACCAACCACCATATAATCAAATATAGCCTTTCCCTCTTCATCAACACGTCTTAAAATTTTTGATAATCTTACACTTTGCATTATTCTTCCTCACTTTCTTCGTTTTCTTTTATAATAAAAAAACGTTCCAGTACATCAACATCATTCATTGATAACTGTAACGTCTTTAAATTATCCCTATTAAATTTTATAAAATCTATATTAATTTCTGTATCATAAAGTTTTTTCAATTGTTCTTGATAATACTCTATCTTGTCTTCTTTTAGCTTATATCCTCCATTATCAAGCTTTTCACCACTCTTACATTCATCATTAAGTCTGTTGAGTTGTTCTTCAAAAGCTGTAATCGGGTCTGTTAGCATTTGATAGTTTCTCAACCATTTATAAGCTAAATCATATTCCATTCGTTCATCTTTCATTCTTGTTAGTAATTTATAAATACTTTCTAAATCTGCTACTTTCATATAACCTCCTAGAAACTTGTTCCTTGTTGGCATGTTGTCCCATATCGTATCGCTTCTTTTACTCTCAAGTTACGTTTCACATATAAAGAACCGTAAACGGTCATCTTATAACCATCACCGCCATCTCCGATATCTACGCATTGAACCAAAGTACTGCCATTACCAGTTGATAGCACTTCAACACAACCATAGTTACTTATTCTCATTTGTCCACTAGGACTTGAGCTTTGTACTGCTCCACCATGAAACAACACAACGCCACCACTGTTTAATTCAACTATAGGTCTTCCAGCATAGCTTACTCTAAAAGTGCTTTGTGTGTGTACTCTAGCTCTATAAGTTGAGCTTTTTTCATCAAAATAAGTTTCGTCTATCTTTAAAGAGCCATTATAAAAACTGAATGTACCATCATTTAAGTTGATTTTTGATACTCCGTTTTCTGATGTTAAAATCCCTGTTTGCACCATGTCTGCTGAAATTTTTGTAGATTGGATTTGGTCAATGTTTGCTTGACTACCAACAATTCTGTCAACAAAAAACTCGGCTGTTGTTAGTTTGTATACCATCAAATAATCTACAGTTAAATGCTTAGCTTGTATTGAACCAGCTTTTATATGATTTGCTTCTATGGTATTAGTCATTATTTTACCACCGTCTATAAAAGTGGCGTCTGAATTATCTTTATAATCATCATTCAAATCTCTAAAAGATACTTTGCCTTGCAAATCAATATTACTAGCTTTTTGCGTTATACTGTCCTTGTTGATTTGTATTTTTGACTCTATACCATCAAGCTTGTAGTTTAAACCGTTCACTTGGCTAACACTTAATGTTATTTCACCAGCATTTTGTTTAACCATGCTTGATATCTTCCTGTCGAATTCATAAGCATCATCACCAACGATACTTGTTATACCATCAACTTTTTGGCTTATTTCGGAATATTTGTTTAACATATTGCGATTATCACTATTAATACTTCCGATTGTGCTTGTCATTCCATCTACCGTTTGTTTGAGTTCTGAATATTTTGTAGACAAACCATTTATTTCATAAACTTTTGAAGACAAACTACTTACAGTTTGAGATAGTTCTGTGAAACGTCTTTTGTTTTCTTCAATGCCTATTACTTGACCTTTTAAATTGTCTATATCTTGTTTAAAACTAGCTACAGTTTCTCCGTTTTTTAATCCACTTTTTTCGATTTCACTGTCAACATATCTTATTAGTTCATTTGCCTTTGTTTGTATTTCTTGTTTCTGTGCTTCAACTTCTTTTTTTGACTGTTCAAATCTAGCGTCGGCGTCTGCAAGTCTTTTGTCAAGTTCTTCTGTCCTTTGTTTTCTTTCTGCGTCAATTCTATCTAGTTCTGCTTGGAAATCATCATAATATTCTCCATATTCACTAAAACTATTAATAAAATCAATCTTTTCTGATAACCATAAGTGATTAAATTCTTCTCTGTTTCTGCGTAACTTTTCTTCAACTTCTCTTACTTGTCGGTCAAACTCTTTATCAAAATCATTAGCTTTACGCTCTAACTTTGCTTTAACTCCACTTGTTACGCTTGAACTAATAGTGTCGTTCTTCTCTTTTGAACCAAACTTCAACATTTCTAAGTTTTCATTTATAGGGTCGTATTCAAAACCTATACACTTGATACGTTCATCTACATTGTGTGTAATGTATCTCAGAATAACCGTATCGTATATATCGCATGGGTCGTTATCTCCATAATACAAGTAATCGCCTAATGTTGTTAGTCTGTGCCTATCGTTATTAGTTAGCTTAACCTTACATTTAATAGTTCGTCTAGGTTTATCCCAGCCCTCATCAAATAAATCAAGGACATCTTGTGATAATTCATCAACCGTCCTAGCGTCGTTATTTATATAAGTATCGTGATATATTTGTGCATAATCATTAACTAACGGACTATCTACAGTAGTTTCAAGGTGAACTTTTTCTTTTAGTGTTCTTCTATCATTAATCAAAAGTCCGCCTTTTTCAGTTAAATGATTAAAAGTAAACCATTCTTTTACTCTGGTATTGTCCTTTTTGTCATCAATCATAAAACCTACATACTTTGCACCTGTACCGTCATTGATATTGATATCTTTACCGTCTAAGTAGTTTGCAAAGGCTGTATGCAAGTAGAATGTCTTTTTATCTAGTTTGATTGGAATACCGTCTCTGTAATCAGTACCAACCATAAATGTAGTAATACCCTTAACCTTTCTGTCACCTTTGAATGCTGGTTTCTTCTTGGTCTTTTTTGGGATTTTCATATTTACCCATTTATAGTCTTTAGGCTTATCCGAGTTTAGATATTTAGTATCCACATAATATCCTATATATGTTCTTGATTGGTAATTAGTATTTGTAAAATCTTTACCCTTGTTGTCATTCGCATAGGCAAAGTGGATATATAGTTTTTGATTAGGATATTTCGTTTTGTAGGTTGTAGTTCTTTCAAAGTCTGATTGAGCATACACCCTTGTTGCCTTGCCCTCCATACTATGAATACCCTCCCAGTCCTCAATGTTCTTGTATTCGTAGATTAGAGATTCTTTATCTTCACCTAACTTGTTGTATACATTTATAGTCCAGAAATCAAACATAAATTCACAATCATATTCATTAAATACTTTATTCATCAACTCAAGCGTGTTATAGTATTCAACCTTTGGTTCTACTTTTTCTCCGTCTTTTTTCTCTTTTAGTTCTTTGTAGTTACCAAATTCAAGCTTTGCGTCTCCGTATATATAATCGTGTTTGAATTTAAAGTCTGATATATCTTCGGTATTTTGTTCAATAAAGCTTAATATATCATTAGCTGTGAACAAACCACTAGGAACTTTAGTTCTTTTGTGGTCTAGGTCGTAAAAGATATGAGGACATTTGAACTCAACGTATGTTCCAAACTCTAACCTTTCTTTTATTCTAAAGGCATTTTCTTTGTTCTTATATCCACCTTTACATACAACAATCATTTCTTCACGTATCTTTTTGTGAAGTCCTTTATCGTCAACAATAACCTTGAATGTTAACATATAACCTTTATCAAATTCTACCTTGGCGTCATAAGCGTTTTGTATTGTATCACTCGGCTCTTTCTCAAAATCATAAGCCTTACCATCATATAGTTTTAGCATTATATGTACGCCTCCTGATAAACAATTTTGATGTTATTGATATTCTCGGTTAACGTGATTTCGTTTTTTCCATTTAATAATACAAAGAAATTACCACTAACTAAACTGTTGTTGACTTTTCCGCCTACAATTACATTCTGGAAACCAACTCTACAGTCGATTTTAATTTCATAATTCAAGCCACCTTTTATGAACATTTGTCTTTTACCTATTTGCAATATATCTAACGTTCCAGCGTTACCCGATATAGTTACTATTGGATAAGCTGGAGCTGTACCATAATACGTTAAAGGTCCGCCATGGGTACTTTTATATGTCTTAACCTCTTTACTGTATTCAAAAGGCTCACAAGTGAACGTAACCTCTACTTGATATGAGCCATCTGTAACTCCGTTTTCAAATTTAACCTCTGTTGCAAAAAACTTTCTTTCAATCAACGGATTATCAAACGTTGAGTAACTACCTTTATAACCTATCCAACTTTTAAAACGTCTTATATCACTATGAGAAGCATTGTATAAGTACATCATAAACTTAGTTTGTACTGGCTCGTACGCTTGTACTTCTTGAACTAATACTCCGTCTATTCTATCTAAATCATAAAGTTTGTCCTTTTTCTTCGGCATTTGTGGAGGTGAGTTTTCCTCAACTCCACAATAAAAGCCTAAGTTTTTACTTGATAAACCATTAATTGTTATTGCATTATAGTCTACCATTTATCTACACTCCTTTGCTAAATAACAAGTCAAATTTAGCGTCTGATTTTATCTTCTTAACTACACCATCATATATCCTTTCAATATCCTTATCTTCTCTAACTATCGGATTATTGATTGATATATTAAAGCTTACATCACCTTTGTTTGAATGGTCTTCAAGGACACCGCCTATACCCCTCATTTTTTCTCTAGTAGATAAAGGTGTTATGTTTACACCATTTCTAGTAACTTGGAATAGTTCTGGACCAGCTTCTCCAACAATACCTGTGTATCCACGTTTTGGATTTCTAGGACTACCTCCACTAGCAAACATATCTATATTTCCACCATTGGCAAAGGCTTGGATATGTCCACCTGTTGCATGACCTCCTAAAAATCTTGTAACTGTTTCTTTAATTGTTCTAAACGTTGAAATTACTAAACTAGGTGCGTTCCTTACAGTTGAGTTCCACGAACTAACCTTTGGTGTGTTTTGACTAGCGTTTGTACTTGTAGTTGCTGTAGAACTCTTGTTTTTCATATTATTAGTTGCTTTATTATACAAACTAATGTTACTTGTATTTAAAGGCATACGTGGTGTATTAGTGTTCGCCAATACACTTTTATTTTCCATCTTCCCACTATTAGCGTTGTATTGTCTTATGTTTTCAGTTGCTGATGGCAACGTTCCAGCGTCTGATGAAACAATCAAATGTTTGCTTACTGATGAGTCTGAAACACCGTTAAATTCTTTTAACGCTTCGGTACTTTCACTAACACCGTATGTTTCTGCTGTAACTGTTAATGATGGCTTTTCTTGCATATGCAAATATTCATTTACTAAATCAATGATTTTTTGTTTAGCGTCTGGAGCGTTTGTATCTATCTCCATAAACTTTGGTATAAAGCCTTGAGCATTCCATAAATCGGCGTCTTGTATAGCTTTTTGAACATTAGCGTCTGCAATTTCACTATTAAGAATTAGTGCTTTTTCTCCAACTTTTAAATCATTCCATAAATTTAGTTTTTGTAATGTTTGTTCTAGTTCTTCTGGATTATTACATTTAGCTATAAGGTCTTTTTCTTCTGGTTTCAAATCGTTAAATGATTGAATACCCTCTATTAGCTTTTTGACTTTTTCCTCTCCAGTTGCTCTTATATCTATTTCTTTATCGGTTAATTCAAACTCATTCCAGCCTTGTAGTGCTTTTTGTAGAATTTGTACCTTTTCTGCACCAGTTTTAGCGTTTAATACTGCGTTAGTAGTCGCTTCGTCTATTATTCCAGCTGTTCTTAAAAAATCTAATCCCATTTGTCCTGTTAATGAAGATAAGTTTTCACCCAACAGTTTTTGAACGTCTGTCATGTTAGACATTGACTTTCCACTTTCTTCTGCTAATTTTTGATATGATTTTAAGATAGATACAGTTTCTTTTTCAGTTAAGGCTCTATGTTCTCTACTAGCTGTTGACAATATAGTATTGATACTTTCTCTTGCTTTTTGAACTGTTTTTATTTGACTATTGTATTGTTCATTAATAGTTTGAATTTCTTTTTCTGCTTCTGCTTTTGTTTTAGCATTCATTTCTACTTGTTGATTAATGTTTTTAATTTTTTCATTTCTCAACTTTTCATAATTAGAAACAGTGTCTTTAACAACATTATCAACAGTTTTTATTTGAGCTGTTGCCCATTCGGAAGTAACAACCTTATAATTTTTGAATGTGTCACCAATAGAAGACATACTGTTTCCAATTTGTCTAGCCATGTTTTGGTACTTGTCTGTAATGTTTTTAATCTCTGAACTGGAAACATTCATTTCTTTTAATCTATTAGTTAGATTTTCATTAGTGGTTACTCTTTTTTGACCGTTAATTTCTAATTCTGAGCCAGTTCCTTTAAAGAAATTTTTAAATTTGTTTGTACTTCCAGCGTTTGCGTCGGTTAGTTCATCAACTTCTAAATTATGTTGTTTAATCTTTTTGATACGTTCTTTTAGGTCTTTTTCGACTTGTTCAGTCGCTTTTCCACTAGCTTTCTCTAATTGAGCAAATACACGTTCACCGTCTGATACCGCTTTAAACCATTCACCATAAGCACCTTTTGTCTTTTTAACACTATCCATATGAGCAAGCATAGGCTTTGCTAATTGATAAGCTACTGTTCCAGCTAATGCTACTATTCCTAATAATGCTAAAGACCAAGGGTTAAAAAATGCACTTGCTCCAGCTCCAGCTGTTGCACCTGCTCCGCCTATTTTAGATATAGCACCTCCAGCGTCTACTGCTGATTTGCCAAGGTCTGCCATTTCTTTTATTTGCTTACCAGTCCTTAACTTGCCAATATTTTTTATAAGTTCGCCCCAGCCATTATTAACTGCACTTACTGCACCAAATAAACCACTAAAAGCTTTTGCCATTGGCGATATAGCGGCTGCACCTAACAACATTTTTACAATCATATTCTTAGTTCCGTCATCTAGTGAACTAAAGCCTTGCATTACGTCTTTTAGCTTGTTTGTGAAATCTACTAGGTATGGTAAAGCTTCTTTACCAAATGCAACACCTAAAGCCATTACATTTTCTTTGAACTTCATTAATTGACGTTCACCAGTGTTACCCATTTCGTCTGCAAGTTTATTTTGATATTCAATAGCTTTTCCAGTTTCTTTGGATAATTCAGCAATCGCACCTTTGCCTTGTTGTAATAGTGGTAATGCACCTTTTATGGCTCTTTGATTGAATATTCTACTTAATACTTTACCTTTTTCTTCATCAGTCAATCCCTCAGTTGCTGTTGCTATGTCGTCTAGGATTGCTGGAAGTGGTCTCATTTTTCCAGAACTATCGAAAGCACTTACGCCTAATTCTTGTAATGCTTGTTTTTGTGTTTTAGTAGGTGTCGCCAAGTTTCTTAATACGTTTGCTAAATATGTTCCAGCTTCTCCGCCTTTTATACCAGCGTTTGACATTATACCTAATGCACTTGCCATATCTTGCAATGATTGGTTGTTAGAGTGTGCTATTGGACCTACGTTCTGCATTGCTTCTCCAAGGTCACTAAATCCAGCACTTGTCTTATTTGCTACAAATGTTAATGTACTTGTTGCCATTTCGGTATTAGCAAGCATTTTATTAGTATCGTTTGTTATAAGTCCAAATTGAGTTAATACGGAAGCACTTGTTTCCATTACTGAATTAAAATCATCACCAGAAGCAATTGAAGCTTTTAATATTGCTGGAGTTGCACCTAATGTTGCATTTGCACTAAAGCCTTTTTTGATAAGTTCTTTCATACCCTCACGGATTTTACTTGAACTTTCACCGTACTTCATACCTAAATTTTGAGAACTACTAGCTAATTGATTAGTAACACTGTCTAATTGTTTTGTATCAGTATAACTATCTTTTAAAAGTGCCTTAATAGTCTTCGTTTGATTTTCAAAATCAAGGTATGCTTTAGTTGCACCAGTTAATCCTCCAGCTATACCAATAGTCAAACCTCTTGTTTTACTACTGAAATCGCCTAGTTTTTGACTAACTTTGCCTGTAACATCTCCAACCTTTTTGAAATGTTTTGCTGTATCTGCTAACTTACCGCCACTATTCCTATAAATCTCATGAGTTTTAGTCATTTGATTATTAAGCCTAGCTGTTGCAAGTTCGCTTTTAGCCATATCAATTGGTATTTGACCTAATTCTTTTGTGTTTCTTGCTAAACTTTGTGATAGCTTGTTATAATTTTTTTCTAACTTGTTTGTAGATTTTAAACTATCCTTGTATGCTTTATTTGCAAGTTGAGTTTGCTCAGCATTTTTGCCTAAACTTTCTTTTAATTGTTGATAAGTAACTTTTAAATCTTGCGTTCTTTTATTGCTTAATTCAAATTGTTTCTTTGAGTTTTCAACTTCTTTTGTTAGTTTACTTTGCCTATCTGTTAAGTCCTTTTCTAAACCACTTAAAGCCTTATATTTACTGCTTTGTTGTGATAGTTGAGTTCCTAAACCTTGCATAGTAACCTTGTATTTATCAGTCGTGGAAGCGTGATTACCTAGCTGTGCAAGTGCTAATTTTGAATTAATAGCCATCAACTTCATTTCATTGTTGACTGCTCTTAAATCAGCTAAATATTGACTTTTACCCTCAACTGTTAGCCTTATACCAGCTTTTTGTATTCCACCAGCCATATAATACCTCCTCTTTTATACCTTAAAGAACTCTTTAGCTTTATGTGTTTTAGAATGTTCAACCTCTTTGTCTTGCTTTTCTGATGGTGTTCTTAATTCAATCTCACGATTGATTAAGTCAACTACCATGTCATAATCGTGGTCGAACATAAACTCATCTTTTGTCATGTTAAAGAATTTTCTGCATAAAAAATAGAGACTATCCCAGTCTGGGATAATCTCCTCTATGCGTTTTTTTCTTCAACGTCTTCTTCTGTATCTAAGTTTAAAGCTAATGTTCCATAAGCATTTACAAATTCGTTCAGTATTTCTATGTCTGTATTTTCTAAAACTTCTTCTAATGTTGTATCAATCTTGTTTGCTTTTAATATACATGTTGCAAACTTCCCTAATGTTAATACTTCGTCTTTTTCTAGCATATTAACCCAGTCGCCTTGTTTTAGTCCATAGTCTGCGTCCAAATACAACCATACTGCGTTATTTACTTTGTATGTTTTTGTTTTTCCAGTAATATTGCTTTTAAATGTTTTTAAACTGTTTGTAAATACTCCCATTTATTCCTCCTAAAGTGATGATGAGCCAGCTTCGCATTTCTTTAATGAAGCTGTATCAAACCAACCATTTTCTAACAATTTATCTCTGTCGTATTTTTTCTTATTAGCTTCGATTGACATATCAACTTCTACATACACAATATTTGCTCCATCTGATTTTTTAGTCAATGGTTGTGCAACAATGTTGTATTGTCTGATTTGTTCGTTAATATCGTCTTTTTGAGTTTCACCACCAGCGTCTACTGGAGATAAAGTACATTTTGGATAATTGATAATCAATTCATCACCGTTTTCGTCTGTGAATGGAATAGCCATTCTGAACATTTTCTTTCTAGGGTTAGTAGTTGTTGCCCAAGTATCGCCGATTTTAACTTTACCTTGTGCTTCTTCTGCGAAATCTGCTGGTAAATATCCAGCGTCTAGTGTAATTCCTATGTTTTTTACACCACTAAAGTCTGAGTGTAACAAGTTAGAAAGATATACTTTCTTTTCTGATAACTCCATTTTAGCGTCTACTTTATCAATAGATGGTGTTACTAATACATCAGTTGCATAAGTAGGTGCTGTATCTGGTGTATCTTCTGTTTCCATAAATTGTAGGTATAATTCGCCTACACCTGTCAATAATGCTCTTTTTTCAAATTTTTTAGCCATAATTTACTCCTTTATTTTGTTATTTCTTTCTGCATGTCTTCATAGAATGTATCTTTTAGTTCTTCAAATGCTGGTCTCATGTGAGGTGTTGGTGGTACATACGTCGCTTTTGTTCTGCCACCATATATACGTTGTCTACCAGTCTTTTTGCTTGTTCTTTTTAATCTAACTTTTCCATGCCTATTGTCTAGTGCGTGGAAGCCTATCTCGTGAAAAAATAAGTGGAAGTTAGGTCTGGAAGTCCAGCCTATAGTAGACTCTGTATTATCGTGTTCTGATATAATCCCATCAACACCCGCACCAGTTACCCTTAAACCTTTTGAAGTTGCTATAGATTTAGCTCTATCTCTCATTTTGTCGGCATTTTCATGCAACTTGTTTTCTATCTGTTCAGCGTTTCTTTCGTACCTATCTAGGTCTTTACTGAACATGTCAAAGCCAAAAATACTACTCATATTCTGACCTCCAAATAGTAATGATAGATACTGCTATCTTCTTCTACGTCAACCTCAACATTTTCGTTCCATTCTGATATACAGAATTCATCTTCTAGTCCACTATATATAGTGTTTAAATTTTTATCTGTTTCTATATCTAGTGGTACTAAACTAAAATAGTCTACTTGATACAAAAATGTATCCTTGTGTTTTTTGTTACTTAATGCCAACTTCCCATGGTAAACCAAGTAATAAGATATTCTAGGAAAGTTGGTATTGTTTGAGTCGGCATAAGATACAGCTATCTTGTTATCTACCGATTTTTTTAATATGTCTAATATAGTTTTCTTTACGTTTTTCATATCTTTATTAAGTTCACCATTGTTTCATTTCTTTTGAAATGATATGTCGTGTTATATATTTCAAATTGTTCATTGCCTATTACAACAATGTTTTTTACATCAATATCTAAATTACCATGCATACCGATTTTTTTAGTTATCCTTTTGTCGTCTGCAACTGCTAAATAGATATCGTCTTGTGTTACACCTAAATACCTAAACCAATACTTTTTTATTTCTTTTAGTTCGTATTGACCTCTCAAAGGTGTATTATATTCATCTAACTTTGTTTGTTTGATATTAAAATGTGCTATGCCATCATTGAATACATTAGCTGTAATGCTCTTTTTCTCTAACATTACTCATCATCTCCAAGGTCTGATAATTCAAAACCCAGAACGACTAAATCTTGAACATAACTATCATAGAAATGTTCTGCAACTCCATTTCTAGCAAATCTACAATATTCAAATACTAAATTTTTACCAAATCCGTTTTCTATAATGTCAAATTCACCACAATACATCTGAATAACTTGATAACCTACTCTTATTAGCTCAAGTAGGTTATTGTCGTCATCATTCATTGTTATATGAAGTCTATCTTTTAATTCATCTAATAAGCTACGTTCAAATTCTTTCTCTAGCTCTCTCATTATTATTGTTGAGGTTTAGTATCAGCTGTTGCTAATTTAATATCGTAAACTTGAGAAGCGTAATTGTTAGATGGTTGTCCGTTAGCTAACATATCAACTGCGTATAATGTTGCTCTTTTCATTGCGAATGTTTCTTTGTAAACATAGATTTTTTCTGCTCTTGACATAGTTGCGTCATATTCTCCACCAACAAAAGCTATAAGTTTGTTTTCTGGAACGAATGTTGACTCTATAATGTGGTCTTGTGCAATGAATGGTAAGTTAGATACGAATACTCCGTTTGCGTTTTGAGTAGTTACTCTAGCTACAATGTCATAGTAGTTAGATGGGTTTACAATTAAATATACATTTCCAGAAACTTTTCTGTATACGTCCTCTGCGTTTTTGTCATCTGGACTTAATTTTAATTTGTATTTAGATAAGCCTTTCATAATATTTGAAAATTCTGTAACCATTGTTGGAGCGTCTTTGAATGTTAATGTTCCAGCTGATTTTTTGTCAGAATATACACCACCTGTAACAGAAGCGTCTAAGTCTTTCATCAAACCGATAGGTTTATCTTTTCCGTCACCTGTAATCAAGTTTTCTTCCCAAGCTTCTGCGATTGCTTCTGATAAGCATAATCTAACATATCTATCAATCCATCTAGCACCAAGGTCGATTAAGTCGTTTGAAATCAAGAAAAATGCTGTTAAAGCCAATTGTGTGAACTCAGTTACACCAAATTCAAAGTCTAATTGTCCCTCTAAATCTTTGTGTAATGGTCCGAATACTGCTTTCCCTTTTCTTCTAGTTCTAATTACTCTAGTTACTGCACTTGATACGCCAAAGTTGATTAGATTTAATAGTGGTCTGTCCTTTTTGATATCATCAAAAATTCTTTCAATGATAGTTACTGGGAATAATACATCACCTTTTAAATCACCTTTAGTCTTGATAATTTCTTCATTGTAGAATGTTTTTTCTTCTGATGTTAATACATGAATTCCTCTAGATTGTAGGATATTTTCATCAGTAACATTCTTTAATTCTTCAAATTCTTGTTTTACTTTGTCTACATTTTTTTGTGATACAACTGATACATAATCAGTTAATGCTTCCATTCTTTCCTCATCAGTTGCTTTTTCGTCGTTTAGTGTGTTTGTGAACACTTTAAATAATTGTTTTTCGTCTTGTAACATATTTACATTCCTTTCATAAATTTACTAAAATTTGATATTTTCTTTGTTTTTTCTTCCTCTGCTGGCTTTTGTTCTACTCCAGCATTTCTTTTTTCTAATTCATCAGTTATTAAATCAACCAAGTTTTGAATATCGATATTTGATTGATTATTCTTTTCTTCCTCTTTTTCCTTAGGTACTGTTTCTTTGATTTCATCAATAAATCCGTTTTCTAAAGCTTTTTCGCAGTCAAACCAAGTTTCTTTTTTCAACATATCCTCTAGTTCTTCATCTGACTTTCCAGTTTTAGCTTTGTAGATGGATATAATTGATTTATCAATGCTTTCTAAGGCATTTAATGATTTTTGGATATCCTCTTTGTTTCCATAAGCAATAGTACTTGCTTGATGTATCATAAATTGAGTTCCAGTATCCATTACAACCTTGTCTGCACCTAAAGCTATAAAAGTTCCAGCACTTGCACATAAGCCTGTTATTTCAACGGTTATGTCTGATTGATGATTTTTAAATAGGTTATAGATTTCTATTCCCTCAAAAACATCACCACCTTGTGTGTTGAGATAAACAGTTATAGGTACAGTAGTATTTTCTAGTTCTTTTGTGATTGATTTTGCACTAATAACATCATCACCAGTCCAAAAGCTGGATTTTGCTACTCTACCCGATAATGTCAAATACTTTCTACCGTCTTTTTCTTCTGACAAAAATTTGTATTCTATTTTGCCATCTGCCATTACTCCACCTCCTCCTCTCTGCCTTTTAATGACTTTGCTTAGGTCAATAAAAAAAGAACTAAATAATTAGTTCTATTTCTTCTGCTTTATTCTGTTGTAGTCTTCTTCTGCTTGTTCGATTATTCCAATGTTCTTAGTTAAGTATCTCCTAGTAGTATCTTTAGTCTTTTGACGTTTCTTGCCTAAAAGTACAAGGACATCATCTATAGTCCAAACTCCCGAGCCTATCATTTTTTCGACGTCTCTAGCCATTTCAAACTCTGATACATACACACATTCAATTGTGTTTACTGTTATCAAGTTGTCTTTTAAGCTTGATTTTGTCTGTTTAGCGTTAAATTCATTTGCTATTTCATTCATAATAGGTTTTACGCACCATCTAACGAAGTTTTTAGAATGTTCTGAGGTATCAGCTAAATCACCACTAAATAGCAATGGTGGAACTTGTAATATGTTTGCCACTTGTTTTACATACATATTCTCAATAGTTCCTAATTCTTCTGCACTTCTGCCTAAATAGTTTTGTGAATGTTCTTCTACATCATAATCATCTTGTCTAGGAACAACTGCTATACTCTCATTTTCAAGTTGTTTTTTCATTCCCGATAAGAAGTTCATAAACCTTTTATTGTTTTCTTCGTTTTTGGCTGATACACCTTTAAATGGAGCATAAACTCTTATTTGTTGTTGTCTCATTTGAACTTCTAATACACGTTTATAAAGCTTGTCGTAACTTTGCCTTAACGTTCTTAAAAATTCTTCAAATTTAACGTTGTTATATCTAACGTGTATAACATCATCTACTGAATATGTTTTTTCTATAGTGCTGTATTCTGTGGTTACTGTAAATAACTTTGTTTTATCATCATAAGTAAAGCTTTCTGCTACATAATAATCATCAAACGGCTTTACAATTACACATTCACCGTTATATATCATATTAGTAATGATTTTTCTCTTAAATTCATTGCCATTTTCGTATGGATTAGGTTTGTAATTTAATTTATATAAGAAATTTGTGCTATCTTCGCTTTGAAATTGTGCTAACAAACAAACATTGATTATTCTGTCTACTACTGTATGCACTGCGTATTGTCTTAAATGCAAATCTTCATAATCACCTTGTAGTTGTCGCATTAAGTCGTCCCAATAATTCATAGGCACACTTTTGTTAAAGTTAAATATTTTTCCTATAATACCCAATTAATATCACCTCCTGCATTATAAAAATCTCCAAACATAAAATCAGTCGGCTCACTGTCTTCAATCAAATCATGTCTAAAATAAGCGTGTGTAAAAGCCATAAAGCCATCTGTTTTTCTTTTTCTTATTTCCTTTTTCTCATAAGTTTTGTTTCCAAATTTATCTATCTTTACATAAACATTGTTTGTGTACCACCTCATAAGTGGATTATCACCAAATACAAGCTTCTTTTCAGCAAATAATACCTCTATTTGTGGAGCAATTTGTGCCTGTATACTATTAGCACGTCTGATGAACTCTAGTTCGTATCCCTCATCTTCAAGTGCTGGACGGACAATATCCATTCTGTAGGTATCTCCTATAATTTCTAAGATATCTAGCTTGTATTTGTCCCTCATTTCATTAAACCAATCAACTATATGTCTAATTGATATAGTTGGCTCATCTACAACAGTCAATAAGCCTCTTTCTTGCCATTCTGGAATATGAGGTGATATAAGCATACTTTCAGTTAATAAAAACTCTTTTCTGATAAAGCTATGTGTTACCCATACCCAGTCACCTTTTATGTGGAATAATAAGCCTACACTAGCAAAGTCTTTTAACGAAGCGTAATCAAGTCCGCCTATGCACTTACAGTTTTCAATGTCTGGAATAGGTCTATTAGTCGCATACACTTCCTCTTTAGTTGCTACACTTGTTTCTAGGTCAATGTCTGATACATTCATACGTTTTATAAACCACTTTGTTTTGTCGCCTATACCACGTCTAATGTCTTGATATTCTCTGTTTACGGTATCAAATAATGTTTCTGAATAGCTATCTAACGGCTTATGGAACATAGGTTGTGCCTTTTGCCATAAATCAGCATTTTCTGCTTCTTGTTTATCATCTAACGTGCATATCCAAGGGAACGTATGAGAATTAAATTCTGTTTCTTGTAATATTTCTCTGCAAGTTCTTATCTTTTGGTCGTAAACACCGTCACGAACAAGTCCATTAGTTGATATAAAAAACTTTCTAGGATTAGGAACTTTACCTAAACCACTTGTCAATACGCTTATAATATCGTCTTTTTCGTATTGGTGGACTTCATCAAATATTACACAACCATGTCTAAAACTGTCTTTAGTTTTAGCGTTACTTGTTAAGAACTCCAATGTACTATGAGTTGTTCTGCACCTAATTTTTGACAATCCATTTTTAAATATTCCTGTTCTTCTATCTGTTAGTTGAGGATTTTTGTCTAGCATATCGTGAACTTCTTTAAAGCTTGTTTGTGCTTGTTCTTCACTATTAGCTACAATACCAACGTTATAGCCTTGTATATTGTGTAGTGGCGATAAGAAATAAGCACTTAAAGCACTTATCAATCCGTTCTTTCCAGCACCTCTAGCCATTACCCAAAAGAACTCGTCAAATACAAGCTTGTTATTCTTATCAAATAAGAATATGAACGATATTAAAAACTTCTGGAACGGTTTTAGTTTAAAAAACCATTTTTCAGTGAATTTTACAAAGTTATCAATTTGTTTTTCGTCAAACCAAAAACCATCTTGAACTAATACAACATTTTCTAAATAATAAATTAAATCTTTTCTATCTTTGTTCAGAATTATTTTTTTAGATTTATATTGACCTATATATTCATCAACATATTTAGTCGATATCAAATCAATTCAACTCTTTCCACTTCTATATCTTTTTCTTTGAATTTAAAAGAACGTTCGATATTTAATAGTTGAGTATTTAATTTATTAATTTCTGCTAACGCTGGATTAGCCTTTGTGAATTTTT